GAGACTAGAAGAGAATACCTTTATTCTTTACGTATTGCTGGTCTTAGTTATAGTGATATCAGAAATAGGCTTTTTGAAGAGAAAAACACCAGATATAGTTTTGAAAGAATCAAACGATTGATTGCCGAACACATCGAAATTCATAATATTGTAGAACCTTTTGAAAATATTATATATTTAGAGTTATCAAGAATTGATGAAGCAATAAAGGCCATCAATTCCGAAGTAAAACAGGGTAATGTATATGCCATTGATAGGCTATTGAAACTGCTTGACAGAAGAGCCAAATATTTAGGTCTTGACAAGCCAATCAAACAGGAAATGAAAACTACAAATAAAGTTATTGTAATAGGTGGTGACGAATTTGAGCACGACAATCAATCTAACTAACATAAAAACTAAATTTAATACTGCTTTCATACCACTTATAAAAAACAGGTCAAGAAATCTTATTTTACGTGGTGGTGCTGGTTCGAGCAAGTCTTATTTTTGCATCCAGAAGATGATTTTGAGGTGCCTGTTAGCACAGAATAAAAACTACATACATAAGTTCATGTGTTTGAGAAAAACATCACCAGCAGCCAGAAAAAGTGTATTTCCATTGATACAAGAAATTATCTCTGCTTGGTGTTTAACCCCACTTATTAAAAAAAACATCACTGATATGTCATTTACATTTCCTGATGGTAGTTCTATTTTTTGTGGTGGCCTTGATGATGAAAACAAATTAAAATCAATACAAGGTCTAACAGGTATCTTTCTTGAAGAATGCAATGATTTCAAACAAGCTGATTATGTCCAAGCCAATTTAAGATTAAGGGGTTGTTTTGAAGACTACTTTCAAATACTTTTAGCATTCAACCCCGTATCAAAAAGAAACTGGGTTTACAGGTATTTTTATACACAAGAACAACCAGATACCACATATCATACCTCTACATACATTGATAACAAATGGATTGATGACAACTATAAAAAGACCTTATTGGCACTGAAAGAACAAGACCCTTCATTTTATAAGATTTTTTGTTTAGGTGAATGGGGTGAAACCAGACAAAATATTATCTATAATAAATATAATATTATCAATGACTTACCATGTGATATAGAAGGGTATGGGATAGATTTTGGATTTGATACTACTGCACTTGTTGGTATATCAAAAATAGAAAATGATATATATTTGCATGAGATAGGATACTGGCATAAAAAAACAAATTCTGATATTATAAAACTTTTAAATGATTTGAATATCCCAAAAAACAAAGTTATTATAGCTGATAGTGCTGAACCAGACAGGATTTTAGAAATCAAAAGAGCTGGGTTTCAAATTAAAAAAGCAAACAAAAATAAAGGTAGTGTTTTAAATGGCATAGATTTTGTTTTAAGGCATAACTTACATATCACTGAAGGTTCAACAACTCTTTTGGATGAAATTGGTAATTATGCATGGGCTTTAGATAAAAATAATATATCAAAAGATGAGCCTGTTAAATTTAAAGACCATTTGATGGATGCCTTAAGATACTATATATATACAATATATTATAAACAAAAAAACAAATTAAGGGTGTTTGAACTATGATAAATTTTCTGAAATATTTTTTCAAACCAAAAAAGAAAACAGTCGAAGATATTTTTTTTATGAATCTAAATGATACTTCGAATAATATAACAAAACCATACACGCAACATAATGTTATTTTTACTGCAATAAATAGGATTGCAAAAACAGCCAGTGGGATACCATTGGTATTTGTTGATGGGAATGGCGCACCAGTTGAAGATTATGAGCTATACAACTTGTTTCATGATTCTGCCACGCTAACTGAAGGCATATCAACTTTTCTAAATTTGAAAGGGGAAAGCTTCATATATCATCCCCAATCAACTGGGCAGCAGGTAGGCATCAAGACCTTACCATCTTTTTTACAACTCATAGCACCAAGTCTGTTAAAAGAAATTGTTGATGGTTCTGGGGTTTTGATTGGATGGAGATATAACGACAAAACAAATTTAGGCCTCGAAGAAATAACCCAGATAAAAAACTACCATCCATACAATCTATACAGAGGTTGTAGTCCAATTGAAGCCAGTAAACTAACACTTGATGCTGATTATTCTGCGCAACTTTTTAACAGAGATTTCTTTAATAACAGTTGTCAACCTGATAGCATCATAATGTTAGATAAAGAAGCCGAATATGACCCAGAAGCCATGAAAATACTGAAAAAACAGATACTTGCAAACCATCAAGGTGCTGGAAAACAACATCTACCTTTGATTTTACAGGGTGGTTCTGAATGGAAAACGTTATCTGTTAGTCAGAAAGATATGGACTTTTTAGAAACAAGAAAGTTTTTAAGAAGTGATTTATTAGCCCTTTTTGGTGTGCCTAATTTTGTTGCTGGTTATGATTTAGATACAATCAATAGAGCAACTGCTGATGCAGCTTATAGATTATTTTATACTTCAAACATTATGCCTTTACTACATAAGGTTGAATTTACTATCAATAACACCATTTTGAAAAGTCATAAGAACAAAATCAAGTTTGACTTTTCCGAAATTGATTGTTTGAAAAGAAGCATGTCTGAAAGGGTTGCAGATGCTGATAAGCTTATGAAAATTGGGTTTTCAAGGGATGAGGTTAATAAGAGATTTAACTTGGGTTTTGATGACAATGTAGATAACAATAGATATTATCCCATGAATTTAATATCTTCTGATGATATGGGTTATTCTGAACCAGAAAAAGCACCAGAAAAAAAAACGACTAAATCAACTAAATCAAAATATAGAAGAAATTACTTATTACAAGCAAGAAAAAATGAAAGAAAGTTCAAAAAATTTATTATAAGTGAATTTAATTATCAAGAGAAAAAGATATTGAAAACTCTTAAAAATAAGAGTAAAAATTATAAGAGTTATATGGATATATATCAAGAAATCAAGGACTTAAAAAAAGAACTTGATGCACATTTAACAAAAGGGTCTATACCATATTTTACTGAAATTAATGATGGTGCTCAAAATATGGCTTTGAATGCTGTTGGTTCTGAATCTGTCGTAGCACTTGATATGAAACTTATAAAGTCTAAAGCAAACAAGATAACACAGTGTAATGATACTACTTTTGATGATATAAGAAAAACAATTTACAATGGATATAACGAGGGTGAAAGTATTGATATGATAGGGGAAAGGATACAAAAAGTTTTCAATACTTGCACAACTTCAAGAAGCATAACAATAGCACGCACTGAATCATGTAATATGATGTCCCAGTCAACTTTCAATATTTATAAGACAGAAGGTGTGGAAAAAAAACAGTGGGTAGGTGGGACACGAGAGAGCCATGCAGCACAAGATGGTGATATCATTAAGATAAATGAGGTTTTTTCAAATGGTTTACAATTCCCCGGAGACCCTTCCGGTCCACCAGAAGAAGTTATTAATTGCACTTGTTGTATAAGCCCTTTAATTGATTAATAAAAAGGAATATTATGAAAATATCAAAGTATTTTACGGATACAAAAATAAAAACAGAGAACAGAACAATAGAAATGATTGGTTCAAACGAGACCTTGGATAGAGATAAAGAAGTTATCTTGATGTCTGCATGGGATTTAAAGAATTTTAAAACAAACCCTGTTGTCTTATTGAATCATCAATCATGGGATTTACCAATTGCTAAGTGTGATAAGGTATGGAAATCAAAGGGTAATTTGATGTTTAAGATAAAATTCCCTGATGAAGGGGTATCCCAATTATCTGATACAGTATTTGATTTGTATAAAAATGGTTTTATGAGTGCATCAAGTGTGGGTTTCATGGCAGATTACAAATCAATTGTATGGGGAGACCCCAGTAAAGGTGAACCAGCAGCAACTTATAAGTCAGTGGAATTATTAGAGTTATCACTTTGTAGTATAGGATGCAATCCCACTGCTTTGGCAACAGGTAAATCTATCTTAAATGATAAGGATTATGAAAACCTGTCTAAATTTGAAACTGAAATCCCATCACATGTTGATAGTAAATTTAATGAGTTTATGAAAGCACTAAAAAATGAAATAGATACAAATGAAAAAAATAAACAAAATTATTTTAAGGGTTTATGTGATGTTTGTGGAAAATAACACTAAATAGTTATAACAGTTTAGAAAATAAAAATGAAAATAAAAAATAAAAAATAAAAAAGGATGGAAATTATTATGGATTATAAAGACGAACTCAAGGGAATCATGAAAGAAATGATGACCGAAACTAACACTGAAAAGATGGCAGAAAAAGAAGAATTGCTTGCAAAATCACTTGAAGCCAATGCAGAGTTGAAAGCACAGGTTGAAAAGTTAAGTGCAGCACCAGCCCAAAAGGTAATAGTGCCTGTTTCTGATACATCTGGTAAGATAGTGCCTGTTGAACTTTATAAGGGTTATAACCTTAAAAATCAGGGTATGGAACTTTCTATCAAAGATGAAGACAAAAAAGAACGTATAGCAAAGTTTATGGTTGATGTAATTAAGGCAACTGTTAATGAGACTACGGATGCACAGGGTGGTTATTTAGTCCCAGAAGATTTTGAAAATACTATCCTGGCTTTTACGAGACTGAATTCTGTTGCAATGAATGAATGTAGTGTTATCAATATGTCCCGAGAAGTGTTAAAAATACCTGCTGAAAATGCACATCTTTCTGTTGCATGGGAATCTGAGCAAGGTGATGCAGACCAGTCAGAGCCAACTTTTGCTATGAGAACTCTTACAGCAAAAAGACTTTCTGCTAAATCTCACGTAACTGGTGAGTTTTTAGATGATTCTGCTGTTGATATTGTATCTTATTTAACTGCTGATTTTGCGGAAGCCATTGGACAGGAATTAGATGCGCAAGTGTTTACCGGAACCACATTTACTAATTCTGTTTTACCAAATGCTGCCTTAGATGTCCAACTTGCTGGGGCTTATACTACAATCGATCATGAGGATTTCAGTTTGGCACTTTCAAAATTGGATGACAGAAAAATAGTTAATGCTAAATGGTATATGAATGCTGGTATTAAACACTATATTAGACTTCTTGCTGATGCTTCAAACAGACTCATCTACGCAACCCCAGGTGGTTCAATTCCTTCAACTATTTATGAAATACCTGTTAAAGATGTGCCTAAAATAGTTAGTGCTCCTTCAACAGATGTGCCTTTTATAGTTCTTGGAAATATGAAAAATTATCTTTTAGGAAAAAGAATGGGAATGACTATTAAAAATGATCCTTATACTCTTATGGGTTCTAATATCGTAAGATTTATATGCCATAGTAGATGGGATGGTTGTATTGCAAATAATGGTTTCTGCACAATAACAACTGCTGCTGCTTAATAAGTAAATTTTAAATTAAATGGGTGGTATTTAAATATATCACCCATATCTTAAATAAGGGGTTTTGAATGCTTTGTACAATTGATAACATATTGAATTATTTGAATATTAAGAATTTATCACCATCTGATATAGACCTCTTAAATGATTTGATAGTAAGAGTCTCTGCTGAAATCAATCTTTTTTGTCATAGGACTTTTGAGGTATCAAGTTATGGACAATATATTGATGGTAATGGGACAAACCACTTATTTGTAGGTGCTTATCCAATTATTTCAATTGATAGTATTTATATATCAGATTATATGGTTGAAGATGCTACAACCCTTATTGATAGTGATGATTACATGGTTTTTGACAGAGATATCCAAAAGAAATATGGGGTTTGGTCTAAGGGTGAAAATAATATTTTAGTAAATTATTCTGCTGGTTATGTTGAAATACCACATCCAATAGTTCAAGTTTGTATCGAAGAAACTGGTAGAAAATATAAGCATAGATTGGATTTTGATGTTATATCAAAGAGTTCGAAAGATGGTAATACAACATTTGTTGAAAAAGGGTTTTTGAAAAAGAATTTGTTAGTAATGAAAGCTTATAAAACAAGGTCTATTTCATAATGAAAAGATTTATTGAGATTACAAACAAACCGAATCTGTTAAAATCACCAAATATCTTAAGAAGTAAGGTTTTAAAAGGTATGAAACAAGGCATGTTAAAAGCAGAAGCAACAACAAAAAAGTCATTTGGTAAACCAGGGATGTTAGGTGTTATTACAGGTAATTTGAGAAGGTCAATAAATTCAAGGGTTTATACATCAAATGATACTATCATTGGTGCTATCGGAACAAATGTATCATATGGTAGAACACATGAATTAGGCAAGAAACCCTTTTTAAAACCAGCACTTGAAGTAGAAAATGAATTTATTATTAACAAAATAAAAGAATATATTACTAAAAAATAAGGGGACAAGATGGACAGAAACACCTTAGTTATTGATTTGATTGATGAAATGAAAACTGAAATCACAACAGGAAATTCAAATTATAAGAGTGGATTTGTTGATATTTTAAGAGGTGTTTATACGGAAGCTGAAATTAACAATTACCCTGCATTATGTGTTTCTGCATTTAGAGATACCATCATAACATCATTTTCTTCAAGCGAAACAAGAGATATTTCAATATTGTTATACGGTTTTGCTGATACAACAACAGATATCTATGACTTAATACATGATGTAGAATATTTTTTGTTAAATGATTATAGTTTGAGCAACGAAACTTCTTTTGATGTTATAAATATAATTGAGGCACAAGGTGAAATGACTGAATCAAGTTATTTTGATATAGAAATAAAAATACGGTATAGTCAAAACATACCACAAATATAAGGATAAAATTATGAGTATTTTGATAGGAAGAAATGCAAAGGTTGTTGTTGGTAGTGCAACCATAGCAGAATTAAGCGAGTGGAGTTTAAATCAAGAAGCACCTTTGTTAACAGCAGAAGTGTTCGGAACCACACATACGAAGGTTGGTGGGGTTGGTCTCATTTCTGCTGCTGGGTCAGTTTCTGGGTTTCAGGCAAGTGATGACACGACTGGACAAGATATCATTGAAGCAGCAGTTCAAAATTCAACTTCAAATGCAACATTCAAATTATATGTTGATGCCACTAACTATTACACATCTGATACAACCACTGATTCTGATGCAACCTGTTATTTTTCTAATTGGTCTATCACTGTTGTGTCCCAAGAAATCAATAAAATATCATTTGATTATCAATTTTCTGGTCCGATTCATAAAACAGATGGTTTATAATAGATAAAATCAAGGGTGTCTTTTGATTGATGCCCTTTTAAAAGGAGATATATATGAAAATATTAAGAGTTGATAACCCCATTTGGTATGATTTTAATGATAATGTATCATTTAGTTTGAAACCATGCAATTTTTCAACCATGGAAAATAGTAATACTTTATTTGATGCTTTCGGTAATTCTATTATAGATTGGAAAGGGCTTACTGATGAAAATGATAAAAATTTTGAGTGCACTGATGAAAATAAAAAATATTTGTTTGATTATTCTGAAGAGATTCGTAATTTTGTATTTGAGATTTTAAATACATTGAGTCAAAATAATATTATTGAAAAAAAAACTTAAGTGAGTTAGCAAAATGGTATTTTAGTAGTGATACTTTGACATGTGAGCAATGTAAAAAAATAGTTTCAACACCAGATTGTAAGAATTGTAAGATGCCAAAACCACTATCAAATAATCTATATCTTATTGATATTGTTAATAAATTCATAAACATATTGTTAACTTTCAATGGTATTAGTGCTGATGGTATTCGATTGGTTCAAGAAAACACAGAAATAACAGACCCTTTCTTTTTAGAGAAAATAGTATATTATCTAAGCGAAATCTTAAGGATTCAAAATGGCAAAAAATAATATTGAAATGCAGTTAGAGATTGATTCAAAAGGGTCAATCTCTACATTGAAAAAAGTAGATAGAAAAGTTGAAGATATTGGTCGTTCGGCTAATAAAAGTTCAAGTGGAATGAGCAATTTGACAAGTTCTTTCAAAGGTATGATTGGACCGATGTTGGGGATTGGTGCTGCTGTTGGTGGATTTATGATTCTTAAAAACACTCTTAATGGTATGATTGATGAGGGTGATCGCTTACATAAATTAAGTTATAATTTGAATATGACTACTGATGCAATTCAGGGATTGGAATTCGCTGCTGGCCAGGCTGGATTAACAACTGCTGAATTTGACAAATCAATGTTAACTATGAGTCGTAGAATTGCATTTGCAAAAGAGGGAACTGGAGCAGCGGCATCTGCTTTTAAAAGGCTGGGTGTTAATGTTAAAGAATTGAATAAGTTATCAACTGATGACCAGTTAAAATATTTGGCTGATAAGCTCAATACTGTTGAGTCAAAAGCTTCGAGAGGGGCACTTCAATTTGAAATATTTGGTTTGGCTGGACAAAAAATGGGTAATATGCTGGGTGATGGGTCTGCTGGATTAGAAAATTTAACAGACCAGTTTGACGCACTCGGTAAAAAAATGAGTAAAGAGCAGATAGAAAACGCTGCTGCTTACAAGGATGCAATTGGTGAACTGGATGTTGTATTTACTAACTTTACAAATTCTCTGGCACCAGTTATACCATTGTTAACAAAAATGACAAATGGTATGCAAACATTGTTAGATATGACAAATACAATTCTCACAACTGATGAAGAACCCACAGTTTTTATCAAAACAGCAGAACAAATTCATGCTGCACAAAAAGAAGTTGTTAATTTACAAAAAAAGGTCGATCAATTTAGTAAGAAACCACTTCATTTCAAAACATCACTAACAAAATATAACAGAGAACTGAAAGAAGCACAGGAAAAACTTGATAAACTAATACAAACAAATTCTACAAAAGAAGTAGAAGTGAAATCAAAGGCTTACAAGTCAAAGACACTCGATCAAGCACCTGATTCTAAAAATACAGATACATTAAAAAAGGAAATTGCTGATAAGAAAAAGCACAATACCTTTTTATTAGAACAGGAAAGGTTATTACAAGCACAGAAATCATCATTGTTAAAAAGGTCAACAGCAGAAAATTTTAGTTTGACACATACAAGACAAGAAACAGAACTTGAAGAATTAAGATTACATCATGAACAAATGTTATTACAATATGATGAATTGGGGTTAAATAAATTACAAATTCAAGAGAATTATGCCTTAAAACAAAAAGAAATTAATGACAGATACAAAGAAGAACCAAAAACATTAGAATTAGATTCTTTGATAGGTGGTGTTGAAGGGGAAAAACCTGATTTTATGAAAGATAGTCTTGGAATTGATGAAAATTTCAAAGAAAATTTTCAATCCAATGTTGCATCTCCATTACAAACCTTTTTTACAAGTATTGCTGATGGTTCAGCTACAGCAAAAGATGCATTCAAAAGTATGGTGGGTAGTATGTTAGGTATGATACAGAAATTATGTGCTGAATTGCTCGTTACTATTGTATTAAAAAAGATTGCTGGTTTGTTGGGTGGTGCTTCTGGGACTGCCAATAGTGCTTCAAATGCAACTGGTTCTTTAGCTGGTAGTTCAGGCGGTTTTTCTTCTGGTATGTCAAGCCAGACACCAATGATGGCCGCTGGTGGTATTGTGGGTAAATCTTCAGGTGGTTCTTTGATTAACATAGGTGAGGGAGGCCAAAATGAGGCTGTTGTCCCCTTACCCAATGGCCGTTCAATTCCAATTGATATGCCAAAACAAAATTCTGGTGGTGTTGTAATAAATAATAATATCACAGTTGAAAATAAAACAAATGATGAGGGATTGAAAATATCACAAATGATATCAAGTAAAATAAGAGAATCACTTTTAAAAGAAAAAAGACACGGGGGTTTGTTATATGCAACTACCTAATATTACATACGATTATGGGATACAATTAAGTGTTAAGCCAAGAGTATTAATGGCTGAATTAGGGGATGGCTACCAGCAGCGAGCTGCTGATGGAATCAATACCATGAGAGAATCATGGAATTTAACATGGAAAAACAGACTGAATGCTGATATCAAAACACTAACTGATTTTTTTGAATTAAATAGCGGATTTATCTCTTTTGAATGGACAGCACCTTATAAAACAGAAAAGAAGTATATATGTTCTGATTGGTCTGTAAACAATGACAACCCACTTACTTCAAGCCTTACAGCATCTTTTCAACAAGTCTTTGAATTTTAAAAAAGGAGACAAATGACATATAATAGTAAATTATCTCAAGATATACAAAACCCAGCAGTCGGAAAATTAATAAAACTTTATATTATAGATGCAACTTCTTTAGGGGCTGTATCAAAATGGCATTTTTGCGAATATATCGATGATGGCTCAGCCCTTGTTTTCAATAATAATACATATATCCCCATACCACTTCAAATAGAAGGTGAGCAACAAAGCGCAGTTGGTGTTTTACCCAGACCTCTGATATCCTTATCAAATGTAAACAATACCATCGCTTCTGAAATTGAACTTTATAATGACCTGATTGGAGCGACAGTTGAAGTTTTTCAAACCCTATATAAGTATGTGGACGGACAACCAGAAGCTGATAATTCTGCTGTTTTTCCAAAACGAAGATATATTATCAATTCAAAAAAATTGCAAAACAAAGAAATCATACAATTTGAATTGAGAAATATGGTTGATATTGAGGGTTTACAACTACCGAAAAGAAAAATTATAAGAGATTATTGCAATAGAACTTATAGAGTGTTTCAAAATGGTTCCTTTGTATATGGGAATTGCCCTTACAATGGTTCAAATTATTTTGATAAAGATGGTAATATTACTACAATTGAAAATGATTATTGTGCTCGTAAGTTATCTGATTGTAGGTTGCGATACCCTAATAATTCTGATAGTTTACCCACCTGGGCTTGTCCAATGGTCGCAAGAAACAGATAAGGATACCATATGAACATTGAAACAAAGATTCTTCAACATGCATTTGCTGATACAACAAAAGAGAGTTGTGGTCTTATCCTTTCAAATGGCACTTTTATCCCTTGTAAAAATATATCTGACACCCCAGAATCCAATTTTAAAATAGATGGTAGAATTTATATTAAATATTACAATAATATCAAGTATATATTTCATTCTCATATAAACCATAGACATCTTTCAAAAGCAGATATGGAACTATCAAAAAGAACTCAAACCCCCTTATGCATTTGTTTTATTGATACAAAACAAATTTATTATACAAACAAAACATACCCTTTACTAAAAAGACCTTTCATCCATGGATTGTTTGACTGTTATTCTTTAGTGAGAGATTATTACAAACAAAAAATGAAAATCAAATTATCCAATTATTCAAGGGAGTTAGGGTGGTGGGAGACTGATGAAAACCTTATTGAAAATTCTATGAATAAAAAACATTGGGTTGAAATAGATGATATGAATGCAGGTGATGTGATATGTTTTGCTGTTAGAAGTGAATTTATGAATCATTTGGGTCTATATATTGGTAATAATAAAATGATTCATCACCCATATGACAAACTTTCATGTGAGGTTGATTTGAATAAATACAGACCATATATCAAAAGGATAGTGAGATATGAGAGATAGAAACAAAATTTTTTTACATGGCAATTTATCATCTGAGGGGAAACAAGAGATTCTACTTGCTGGAAATTCAATATTTTCAATCATTCAAGATTTAAGATACAATCATGGTAGATTGTTTTCATATTTAAACAACCATCCATTTGATATATTTCAAGGTGATACACTTGAAGGGTCTGATATTGTTGAGTATTCAGAAGTTAATGAAAAATGGTCAACCCCACAAACCATACATTTTGTTGAAAAGATTGAGGGTAGTGGTTTAGACCCCATATCCTGGATGTTTATAATTTGTATGGTAATCTCTACTGCTATGACTGTTTATACGCTTAGGAATATGCCTTCCTTAGATATGAATGATTCGTCAGAAGATGAGGAAACAAAAGGGAGCTTCTTTTTCAAAAATACGGTCAATTCAATTGAACAAGGTGGTCCGGTGCCCTTAGTCTATGGACAATTTAGAGTGGGTTCAACAGTTATTGGTAGTTCAATAAGAAATGAAGAGGTGATATAATGTCAACTGGTAAACCGAGAGAGGATTCAAACAGCCTTATAAGTAATAGCCAAGCCATTGTTTTGGATTTATTATCTGAAGGTGAAATTGAGGGTTTAGCAGACGGAAATAATTCTATTTTTTTTAATGGTGTTTCTTTGAATGATGGTAATTTTTCTGGTGTAGAACATACAATGAAAACAGGGGGTTCTGGTGATACATTCCCAGCCGGATTTTCTGATAGTGCACCCACCATGTATTCTGTAAATCAACAACTATTATTTGACATTCCCGTTTCAAGAAGTATTACAAATTTAGATGTTGATGATATTTGCGTCACAATTAGATGCCCTCGTATGATCGAACAAGATAACAAAGGTAATTTACTGGGTTCAAGGGTTGAAACCAGAGTTTATATCAATGACATACACGTAACTGATATCATAATAGATGGTAAATGCACAAGTCAATATCAAAGAACAACCAGAATCAACAATTTATCCTCAATATCTCCCGGCCCATGGACACTAAAACTAAAAAGGCTTACAGGTGATAGCCAATCAAGTAAAATAGCAAATGATAGTTTTTTTCAATATTATGAAACAATCATAAATGAAAAAATTCTGTATTGTGATAGTGCTGTTATGAGTTTATCCTTTTCGGCCCAACAATTTGGGGACAAATTGCCCAAAAGAGATTTTGAGATAAAGGGAATACTGGTAAATTATCCTAATAATTATGACCCTTTTTTAAGAAGTTATACTGGGAATTGGGATGGTATCACATTTTCAAAAGGATGGGTAGACAACCCAGTTTGGATATATTTGGATATTTTAACAAATGATAGATATGGATGTGGTATATCACTTGAAGACATTGATATCTGGACTTTTTATAACATATCGCAATATTGTGATGGGTCTGTTTCTGATGGTTGGAATGGAATGGAACCCAGGTTTAGATGTAATATGTTGTTGAATACGACAGAAGATGCCCTAAAAGCCCTCTCTTTTATTGCTGATTGTATGAGATGTAAGGTTTGTGATATCAATGGACAAGCCAGTTTATTACTTGATTATCCTCAAGATGTTTGCCAAATAATTACAAATAGTGATGTTATAAATGGGGAATTTAACTATGCTGGGACTCAAATAAAAGACAGATTTACTTCTGTTAACGTTCAATGGAATGACCCAACAGATAATTACAAAACAGCCATTGAAGTTGTTGAATCAAGTGAGGGTGTTTTGAAATACGGTTGGAATGAAACCACTTCAGTTGCATATGGTTGCACTTCAAGAAGTCAGGCCATAAGACATGGTAGATATATTTTATACACCCAATTACAAGAATACGAAAGGGTCTCTTTTAAGGCAAGTTTTAGTCAAATGCAACTTACGGTTGGTGATATAGTCATTATAAATGATGATTTTAACACTCTGAAAGAATTACAGGGTAAATGTATCACTGGAACAACAACCAGCCTAACTCTTGACAGGGAAATCAATCTCGAGGCTGGTAAAAGTTATACATGTGTTTATAAATTGCCTTGTAGAACTGATGAAAATGACCCTTCAAGTGGTATCAAGAGAATCACGGTTTTAAATAGTTCTGGTTTAACAAATGAACTTGTTTTTTCTCCTGTTCAAATAAATGAAATAGCAACACCCAACGCCCTGTTTTCATTGAATAGTTCTACCTTAGATGAAAAATTATTTAAAATTCAAAGTATCTCAATTGCAGATGATAATACAACTTTAGATATAGTTGGTATGGTCTATGATGAAAACAAGCATACATATATTGATTCTGGAATTGATTTTAACGAATATCATTATACTGATGCATCCCAGGGACTTATCATACCCCCATCAAACATATCAACTGAAGAATACAGCTATATGATAGGGCAATCAAATGTTTTTGGTATGCTTATTGGTTGGGAACATTCTGAAGATACAAGAGTTGAATATTACGAGATACAAAGCAAAAGTTCAACTGGTGCTTGGGAAAATGAAGGTTCAACACAACAAAATAGTTATAAAATATTGGATGTTGATGCTGGTTCTTATCAATATAGGGTAAGAGCCAGAACCATAAGCGAAGCGAGTGTATGGATTACAACAACTGATATTGATATCAGTGCAGACCCTGATAAGTTATCTGCTGTAAGTAATTTAACTGTTTTAGGTGGTTCGACTACAGAATTTGATGGTAAGGATTGTGAAATTGTATGGGATTATGACTTTGAAGCTCGTTTTAAAGAATATTTTATTGAAGTCTATAAGGGTGCTGTATTACAAAGAAGTGAGGTATGTGTCCAAAAATCATTCATTTATACATATTTGATGAACGAGACAGATGGTGTTATTTCAAGAGATTTAAATTTTAAGGTTTATGTGAGAGATGTATATGACAAACTATCTGACCCAGCAAATCTAACCGTCTCAAACCCAGCACCTGATATGAGTGGAACTTACCCAATTATTACTAATCTTTTCAAAGGGTTAAAAATAAACTGGTCAAATATAGCACCAGCAGATAATGACCTTGATAAGTATGTGATTTTATTAGATAAAAATACAAATCCCACCACAGAAATTGCAACTGTTTCAAGTGAGACTACGAATTGGGTCGAGGTAGATTTAGAAGGTGAAGAAACATACTATGTAAAGATAGTGCCTTATGACATTTTTGGTATTGGTGTATCAAGTTCTGCTGGAAATGGGGAACCACTTAAATTGCAAGCCATTGATATTGGTTTTGAGTTATCAGCCAGTATAAATATGAGTGATAGTGATTCAAATTCAGAAACAACCTTGAGTAGATTATATGATGGTAATAAGCTTTCAAATGGTGTTTCATATAGTATAAGTGGAACTAATAAATATGTAGAATATGCATATGCAGTAGAAGATATTATAAATGATTTAACATTTTGGGTCAATTCAAGCAATGTAAGAATGTATGTATCGATCAAAAGAGAAGAAGCAGACCCTTGGACTTATTTTAAAGCAGAACCAGACCATACATTAGATAGTGATGGTAAAATGTTATTAGCATCAAGTCAAAGTGATGCATCAAGTAATTATTTTCAATGTTCAAATGGTATTAATAGATGCCTTTTTCCAGAACAAAGTGTCGCTAGATATTGTAGAATTTGGTTTACTGGTAATTATAGTTTTTCATTGTATGAGCTTAGATTTACACGTGAAATCATCGCAGAACAGGTTGTATGTGATAGACTTGATGCCCTTTCAGCAAACCTTGGGGTTATATCAAGTGGTATGTTAATGAGTTCAAATTATGGTGCTGGACAAGGGACATTATTTGATTTAGATAACTCAACTTTAAAATTAGGTGGTAGTTCAAACCCAAAACTAAAATATGAAAATGGTAATCTTAATATAAGAGGTTCAATAACTATTGATAGTGGTGATGGGTATGGGAATCTAAGTGATAAACCATCAAATTTAAGTGGTATCAATTCAACTGAAGGTAATAAATTGAGTGGAATTGCAAATGGTGCTGACGTAACAGGTAGCAACACTGCCTTAGATGCCTTAAATTATTGGGGGAATCCAATTGGAACAAATTATACGAGCGCAAAATGCACTGACCCAAATGCAGATGCAACAGCAGAAAATACTTCTTTAGATGCCTTGAATTACACTGGAAATCCAATTGGAACAAATTATACGAGCGCAAAATGCACAGACCCAAATGCAGATGCAACAGCAGAAAATACTTCTTTGAATACAACAAATGTAGGTAGCACAGCAGCATCAACTATTTCAAATTGGGGAACCCCAGGCCAAACAACTATAAATGGTGGTGTTATAGCAACTGAATCTATTTATGGTAATTCAATTATGGTAAATTCTTTCAATGGAAACAGGGTGTTAGCAAATACCATTTATGGTGTCCATATCCATGGAGCATCAATCGAAGCAAACCATATAGTCTCAAATCAAATTCAAACTCAACATCTAACTGCTGGATGCGTAACTGCTGATAAAATAACAACTGGTGAAATAATCACACAAACAGCCCAGATAAGAGATGCAACCATCAAAACAGCACACATTGAAAATTATTCTGTAACGAAATCACAGGGTTATAACTATGTCCCACCAAATGATATCTTTCTACCTTATTCAAACCAACAACAAGGTGAAGGGTCTTGGGTTTACTTGTATCAACAGTGGTTTTTTCCATCACATTGGGGTGAAAACATAACAAGTAAATTCACAGTTCAAGGTATAGCTGTAATTGAGGGTTATAATATGGTTGATGCACATATTGTTATTGTAGACCCTTTGGGTAGTAGAACATTTTCTGGTAGGGTTCTTGTTGAGCATGACCAAGACAAATATACTTCTGTTTCAATACCAATATTTCATGCATTTGATTACAATCCATGGCAATCAAGTTTTAAGATATCAATGTATGGTTTTACAGAACATCAGGGTATACCCATACCAAAATTAAAAAATAGTTCAATGTTTACTCTACAAACTTTAAAATAAAGGATATATTTCAATGGTTTATACTATATATAATACAAATACTGGTAGGATTCATGGGTATGGTTCTTGTTCTTTTGAAAATGAAATCCATTTAGATGAAAATGAGAGTTATATTTTAGAATCAAAAGGTGATGGTAATCTATTTTATGTTTTAGATGGCAAAATAACAGGGTGCACACCCTCCCCCATTTCTTTTGATATTTCAGAAGGATTGATAACGATTAACAAGATACCTGAACATTCAAATATTATGATAAATGGTTGTAGTATTGAATGGGATGATGAGCTTGAGCTTGAACATGATGGTTCTTATAATATCAATATTAGGATAGATTCAATAGAACATTTTCCAATAGAGAAGGTGATTTTATGCGAAGAATAAAAATAAATGATTTACCTTTCAAAAAAGTTAAAAATGAAATGAAACAAATAAAAAAAGAACTGGATGAACTTAAAAAACAAATTCAAAAGGTGAAAGATGTCAATAACAATAAGTAATTCAACCACTTTCAATGATACAACCAGTTATGTTTCTGTATGTGCCTTAAGTGAAACCAAAATTGTAATTGCTTATAGAGATATAAGTGGTTCAAATTATGGCACTGCAATTGTAGGTGATATAGCAAATAATATTATAACATTTGGTAGCGAACAAGTGTTTAGTATGGATGAAGTCCAACATGTTAATATTGTAAGCATATCAAGCACTAAATTTGTTATAGTATATCAAAATAAGGCTTCTTGGGATTACAAGGGGACATCAATAAGTGGCACAGTTTCAGGCACTACAATAACATATGGTAGTGAAACATTTTTTAACAATGCAAGCACAAATGCAATTGATTCAATAAAGTTAGATACAGATAAGTTTGTTGTTTCATTCAAAGACCAGGGGAGTGGTTCCGTTGGTAAATGTGTTATAGGGACATTATCAGGGACTTCAATTTCTTATGGTTCAGAATACACTTTTAGTAATTCATACATACATTATTCAAGTGTATGTGCCTTAGATACAACACATTTTGTTGTATGTGCTAAAGACTTTGATGGGTCTGTATATCATGGTGTTAGTTTTGTTGGAACAGTATCAGGCACTTCAATTTCTTATGGTTCAGAACAAGAATTTTACTCAAGTGATGATATAGAATACATTCATACGTGTGCCTTAGATTCAAACCATATTGCAATTATATTTAGAAAAGGGAGTCAGTATGGTTCTTGTTATATTGGAACTGTTTCAGGAAATACAATTTCATATGGAACCAGAAATGACTATAAAACAACTTCAATAAATTCTCAAAGCCTTTGTATGATGGATTCTGAAACCATCATAGTTGCATTCAATGATGTTGCTGGTTCTGGTTATGTTTCTGTTTTAAAAGGAACTGTTAGTGGTAATAGTGTTTCTTTTGACGATGAAACAGTAGTTGATGAAACAAGTATTTCAAGTAGTGGTGTGATAGCCAGAAATGCAGATAGTTTTATAGTAGGGTTCTCACCTCAAACAACTGGAAAAGCAAGAGTGGGAACCATTGTAGGTGTTTTACCACCAACTAAATATGTTTTTAATGCAGATACTACAGAATATATTCAAACAACAAGACAAAGTGATACCAAATTTATAATAAACTATGCTCATGATGGATATGGAAAATGTAAAGTTGCTGATATTTCAAGTGGTGTGATAACATATGCTGACCAATACATTTTTAACTTAGAAACAACAAGTGAGATAAAAACAGATTTTCTTGATACCACTTCAAGTGTTTGTGTGTGGCTGGATGATAACACCAGTTATTTATCATGTAATATTCAAATAAGAACTGATGATGACCTGATTTGTGGTATGCGGCAGTATATAAGCACTGTAAATACAGATAATATAAGTGTTTGTTCAATGGGTTCTGCCGCCTTTGTTTCTGCATATAATATTGGTGCTGGTAAAGCAATATATTGTCAAAGGGTTGAATACACTATAAATAAAGGGGTTGTTGCTGAATTTTCATCAAATGATGTTTCTGCAGTAGATGTTTGTATGATAAGCGAAACAAAATTTCTTGTTGCATACAAAGATACTACAGGCAAATGTAAAATAGGTGATATTTCAGGCACTTCAATAACATTTGGTTCTGAATATATTTTTAACAATGCATCAACTGATAACATAGTTTGTGTGTCATATGATTCAACTCATGTGGTGATTGGTTTCAAAGATAGTGATACATATGGCAAAAGTATTATTTGTTCTGTAAGTGGGACTGTGGTTTCTTTTGCATCAAAACAAGCATTTACTGATGTCAAAATAGATAATCTATCAATTGATATCTTAGATTCAACATATTTTTTATTTTCATATTCAAGAGATACATCAAATGAAGGGTATAACACTTTAGGGACAATTTCATCAAATGTAATAACATATGGTGATGAAAAAGTATTCAATGAGGGGACTACTGGTTGCACTTCAACATGCGTATTTGACTATAATACATTCATAACAGCATTTAAAGATTGTGATGTTTCTGACCATGGGACATGCACCCAGTATGATATAGATGGTCTCGTAAAACTCTGTTTGATAGATGAAACAATTGATTTTGATACCTCAACTGGAATCAATAATATATTTGATATGACTGATGATTTGAATTTAACTGATATTGTCAATATGTTATGTCAAGTGTTGTTAACAGATGATTTAAATTTAACAGATAGCATGTTGAAAAGTTTTTATATAAGCCTTACTGAAAGTTTCAACTTCAATGAAATTATTGATACCTTACAAGAAATAAATGTGAGTGAAAATATCAATTATACTGATTTGATAGAAAATACCAATTATATCAATATGTTTGATGGTTTTGAGTTGAATGAAAGCATCAATTTTACCATTTCTTTGATAGTCTCCGAAGTCATTAATGCAATTGATACCATACAAACAAGCAATCAAGTCTTGTTAAGTGAACTAATTACTTTTAGTGCTGAAGTAAAACAGTTAAGATATATTTTACTAAATGACTCAATTGAGTTGATTAGTAATATTGGTTTTGATAGCATTATCAATATATTAGATACCATTGGATTACTTGATAACACTACAATAAGTAATATATTTGGTATTTTGGATGTCTTGGGTGTTAGTGATACAATTGAAAGAAAAATATTTATAACTGTAATTGATAATATTGGTTTACTCGATACATTTGTTAATAACACAATTCTGGAAATTCAGGATACTATAAATTCAAATGACCATATTTGCAATATTTTAACAAATAGTGATTTATTTGATAGTTTGGGTGTTAATGATAACATTGATTTGAATATGCTTCTGAACATCCAGGATGCCATGCTGTTGGTAGATAATTTACACTTGAGACCTATCATAAGAGTTGATGAAATAATTGCACTGTCATCTGTTTTAAGCATATCAAAGAGGTTTTTAAAATTTATCAATGAGATAATAACATTTGGTTGTAATATTGGTGTGGGACAGATAATTAATGTGCTTGAGGTTGTTGATTTTCAAGATGTTAGTAATGTTTTAGTAAAAATTGTATTAGATGAACAAATAGTCTATAGTGATTTATGTAATATTATAAATAGTTTAGAGTTGGTTGATGGGTTTAATATTACAGAAGAACTAAGAACAAGTGTGCTGATGTCTTTGTCAGATGGATTGGGTATTAGTGAAATTCTGAATATATTTAAGTCAATCATAGTATCTGATAATTTAAATACAAATACAAACATAGAAATTTCAAATGATTTCAATATATTAGAAAATATTTTGTTAAACGATAACTTTAATCTGCAAAATATCATAAATATCATAGATAATATAGATACAAATGATACAACTTCATTTGAAAGATTAATAAACATCACGGATGGTATTACAAGTAATGAGAATATAACTTTATCTAATGTATTCAGTATGTTAGAAGATATTATATTGAACTCTGATTTAGATTTAACTGATGAAACAGGTAAATTTATAATGCTGTTTGAAGGTAAATTGAAACAATTATATTTTAGTGCGAGGGAGGACGTATAGTGAATAAAAGTGAATTAATAGCTGATATTACAAGTCAATATCACAGTGTTGGTCAACCATTTGAAATGAAAACAAGTTGTATGTCTGGATTTGATAACAGTGAGAACATCAAAATGTATAACATATCAACTTATACAACGGAAAATGATATCATGAGTCAAGGTTCTGTAAATTTTTATGTTAGTGATGAAGGATTGGGGACAGAAGAAGCTTATTATACCTTAAATTACAATGTGTTTGAAGGCAAGTTAAAAGATAAAATGGCTTCAATGATATCTGATGAAACAATTTTAACTGGTTCTGTGGAGTCATTTGATGAAGCAGGAAAATATGGTATTATACAAGGCTTTGTTTTAAGTGATAACAGAGTGAGTGAAGTAAAATACTTTGTATACACCGTTAATGATGTTTTAACAGCAAACCTGATGTCATAAGGTGATTTGATGACCTTTTCAATAGAACAAGAAGTTTTTCCGAATGATTTAAACGCAAATGATTTGTTTGGGTATAATGTAGATATCAATAATGGCACTATGATTGTTGGTGCTTATCAACATAATACAGATGGTATAAGTGATAAGGGTGCTGTATATGTGTTTGTTGAAGATGAAAATCACGACTGGACTTTTCAACAAAAATTATCAAGTAGTTATTCAACTGCAAATCAAGTCATAGGTAAATATTGTAGAATATCAGGTGATTATATTGTTTCTTGTAATTATGAAACTTGGGATGGTTCAACTGATGGTGTCATTGTTTGGAAAAGAACAGGAGCAACATGGACATATTCACAACTTATAATGTGGAATTCTGATAAATTAAGTGATGCAGTTGCTATTGATGGGGGATATGTTGTTATCAGTGCTAAAAACAGAACCATTAATAGTTTGGGTGCTGTGGGTGATGCCTTAGTATATAAACATAATGGAACATCATTCATATATCAATCACAATTACCCACCACTGACATAGTTGCAGATAGACAGTATGGAAAGTGGGTTGATATTTCTGGGGAAAGGGCTGCTGTGGGTTGCACTTATTGGGATGGTATACATAAGGGGCATGTCCATATTTTCAAAAAAAATGGAACCACATGGACTCTGGAACAGGTTATCCATAACCCTGACAGTAATATTCAGACATTTGGTGAGTCGTTTTGTATTGATGGTGAAACCATTGTTATTGGTGCTAAGAGGTCAACTGTAAATGGTATTATAAAAGCAGGTGCTGCTTTAGTTTACAAACTGGTTGATGGCACATGGACGTATCAACAAACACTCACAGAAACAACCACAAGAGAAAATAATTATTTTGGTGTTTCAGTTCATATAAGAGGGGATAAATGTTTGGTCGCAACACCTTATGATAAGGATGTTGGTGGTTCTTCCCAGGGTGGTGCTGTAAATGTTTATAAATTAGAAGGCGAAACATGGGTGTTAAAACAAAGAATATTTGACCCTGGAACACCTTCAGCAGATTATTTTGGTTATTCTTGTGCAATTACAGATGGTTATAATGGGTCTACAAATATCAATATTGGTGCTGCTTACGAGGATTCACATGGTGGTAATGCTGGAACCAGTTATATCTATAGAGAGAGTGAGATTACATTACCAGATACCATATTATCAAGCACAGATACAATAATTGATAACATAATGAGTATGTTAGAGTCATTAAACCTAACAGACAATACAATCTTAACAAATATAGCAAAAATTGTAGCTGATGTTTTGAATCTAACAGATACCCTTTCTTCTTTTAGTAATATATTCAATATGTTAGACACCATAACAACAAACAGCACCATCAATATCAATAACATTTTTAACATACTGGAATCATTACATTTAACAGATATAATAAACATAACTGGACTTACAAGTGTATTTGACACACTTAATATTACAGATAATTTAACAATTTCAAATATTTTCAGTATGTTAGATGCCATATCATTTGCTGATATAGTTGATGTTATAAAAGAGATTGTAAAATATATAACAGATGCATTAAATCTAACAGATAATTTAACATTATCTAATATATTCAGTATGTTAGAAGAAATTAATCTAACAGATGATATCACTATCAATAACATTTTTAACATACTGGAATCATTACATTTAACAGATATAATAAACAGCAGCACCATAATGAGTGTATTAGAATCACTTAATATTACAGATACAACAAATATAAGTAATATTTTCAACATGTTAGACAGTATATCTCTTGTTGATTTATTTGATATAAATTATCTGATATCACTTGTTGATAGCTTAAATTTTGATGATTCTACAACAATTTCAAACATTTTTAACATACTGGAATCATTACATTTAACAGAAGATACAACAATTTCAAACATTTTAAATGTGTTAGATGTCATATCATTTGCTGATATCACAAATGTTATAAAAGAAATTGTAAAATATATCACAGATACCTTGAATTTAACAAGTGATATCAATATAAGTAATATTTTCAACATGTTAGATGATATCAATATCAATGATATCATTGATATTATAATTGATGTTATATTCAAACATATTTCTGAAAGTTTAAACCTGACTGATGATACAAGTATAAGTGGTATTTTAAATGTGTTAGATAATATTTCTCTTGCTGACACCACAACAATAAACAATATATTTTCAATTTTAGATGAAATTTCTACCACAGATATACTAAATATAATTAGTAGTTTAAATATAAATGATTTTATATACAACACAGAGGATATTGAGATTCAAAATGCGCTGAATCTGTTTGATAGCTTGAGTATAAATGATTTACTATCACTGAACCCAGATGATATAATTATAAGAAGCATATTTAGTGCGGATATCAAAGATTTCTACTTTAGTGCAAAAATTAGAGGTGATTAAATGAAAGAAAAATTCGGAATGAACGATCAAATTTCAATTGAACGATCAAATGAAACAAGTAATAAAGATAAAGTGCTGATTAATTTATTATTACAACTTTTAAAAATAACTTTAACAAAAAAATTAAAAAAAGGATAAAATATTATGAATACAGATTTAAAACTTTGGAAAACAGAATGGAAGATTGAAAAATATGCAAGTGAAATAGATTTTAAAAATGGTGTTTGTTTTGAAACAAACACAATTTCTGGAAATATTGGTTTGAATGAGGGTCTGCAACTTGTAGGTGATTTAATGATCGGGGAAAGTGGAACCCCTTATAACAATACAAATGCTTATATTGGAGTCGGTGAAAGCACTACAGCAGCAGCGGCCACTGATACTGGTTTGTTGGGTTCTACGTTAACTTATAAAGGCATGGAGTCAGGATACCCATCAAGAACAGACCAGACGATCACTTTTAGGAGTGAGTTCGGTGCGAACGATGCAAATTATAGTTGGCAGGAATTTTCTTTAAGTAATTCTGATTCAAACTCCGGCGTCAATATTAACCGCAAAACGTCAAACCAGGGATTGAAAGTAATTGAGCAAATATGGACGCTAAACTTAACAATTACACTTAGTTAAGGGGGTTTTTGAAATGGATGTTTCAACAGAACTTATCATAAAGAGCCTGGATACCATTAACAAAAAACTTGATCGGTTGAGTGATAACTTGCGAGATTGCCAGAAAGTGAGATTACAGTGTGTTAAAGAGAATTCCAAAACTTTTTTAGAAAAGAAAACATTCTTTGTTGCTGTTGGTCTTGTTTTCACTGCCTTAACAACTGTATTGTTTATTTAAAATAATCTTGAAAATAATCTTGAAACACTATATACTATCAATATGAAGTAAGAAATTGCTTCAGCCTGTTGTTTTATCTCCTGGGATGCCATTCTGGGTAAGGGAATTGTCCTTTACTTGGAGTGGCATTTTTATTTTTAACTAATCACAAATCAAGTCATAACAATCCATTTATACCTTTTAATTTATACAAAAACACCAGCCTGTTTCAAACCAAGAAGTCTCTTTATAACATCAGGCGTTACAGCATCAAAAAATTCTTTCATGTTAAAAACATATATCCCTTCATCCTTTGTTTGAACCATAAAATAATTTAATGTCTCAACATTGTTTGATAGCATATTAAAAGTATCACAACCAATAACAACTATAGTTGGTTGTCTATCCTGTTTATAAATCAACAAAGGTTCCTTACCCCCTTTCAAAGCATCATCCTTGCATTGTTCCCAAAATTTCAAAAGTTCATTTGATTTAGAGTTCTTTTTAAAAAACTTAAAAAAATTGAATGATGGATACCCACACTTAATCTCAATCGAAAACAGGTCTGTTAAAAATTCACTTTCCCCTTTCAAAGCAACAATATCACCAGTAATATCTGGGTTCTGTATCCCACCAATACCCCCAGAAGATGGACTTCTCCAATACATATAAGGCTTCTCCTTGCCTGATACCCATTTTGTTAAATATTTTGCAATATCCCTTTCAAACCCACTACCCTTTCCTTTCCCCTTAGCCATTTTATTCTCCCTCAAACGTATGATGGGTGTGCTCAACACACACAATCACACCCAGTTAAACTATCTTTTCTTTCCCATATCATGACATACAATTCAAATAGAACCCCTTAGAATGGATATATCTATAAGTTATTGATATGATTAGATAAAATTAATTTAAAATAGTGCTTGCATATCAAAATGCCTTATGTTATAATGCTTTTATTCAATTGAGTTCATATCTATATATCTTTCTTTCTAAAAAAATTAACAAATATATGAAATAAAGCTTGCAATCAAAAACACCATATGGTATAATGCTTTTAAACAATCAAACAACAAAGGGGATAACAAAATGCCAAACAAAGAAATAGCTTACTACAACAACATCATGAAAGCAAGATTAGAAATAAGTGAAGAAGAAGGAGGATATTATTACTGGGATGTAGTTGCTGATTTGATAGGAGATGGCCTGTTGGTTCATTTTGATTCTGATGAAGAACATCCAGACAAAGTAGAGTATACAGAGGAAGCTGATTGTTTTTCAGTTGAATATACTTGGAAGCCAGGATATTTAAAATGCACAGAATTATTAATGGATGAAATTGATGAAGAAGAGAAGCAAGAAGAGAAAAAAAGAAAAATACTATTTGACTTCAAAAACACCATATGTTATAATGCTTTTAAATCAAATCAAACACAACCAACAACAAAAGGGGATATCAAAATGAAAAATAAAAAACAATTAAAAAAACAAATGAAAAAAGTTGGGGTATTTAATTTTATAGATGTTTTTACCGGAGAAAAAAGAACAACTACTAAAAAATGCCAGAAAGCAACACAAGGTAAGAAAATCATTGTTAGCAATAAATTGGAAATATATGTTGATAATAAAGGATATAAGGCAGTGCCCACTGATAAATTTTACTTCTTTGATACAGATACAGAAAGAGACCAAATATTAAAAGGGTTAGCTTTTGTTGTTGAAAATAAATACTTGTTTTGGAATGAGAACGATCAAGAATATATTATCCCAGGATTAAGAAAATAGTTTGCAATCAAATCTGCCTTATGGTATAATGCTTTTAAACAATCAAACAACAAAGGGGATAACAACATGGAAGCAGTATCAGTTAACTTATTTTTAGCTCAAGGAAAACATAATGGTTTACGTATAGCCGAGATAACTAACTGGTCTGGTAAGGCCATAGCAGCACCAAGGTCAGAAATATCAAAAGATGAATTCAACAAACAAGGAGTGTATATTTTAACAGGTATTGACCCAGAAACAAATAAAAAAACAATTTATATAGGGGAATCTGAAAATATATCAAATCATTTAGATAATGTTCTTTTAAATGAGGATTCTTGGAATAATATTACTGCATTTGTTTCAAAATATGAGAATTTTACACATTCAGAATTAAAATATCTCAAGGAAAATCTGGTTCAATTAGTTAATAATGACAATTCAACTGTTATGAATGTAGTAAACAATAATGTTGAAATATCAGAATCCTCTGCAAGTATAATGGATGGTTATCTTGAAAAATGTTTATTAATATTACCTGTTTTAGGTATTGTAGATTTTATTTAAATAAATGCTTGACCCTATATGATGAAAATGGTATACTGCCTTTAAACAATCAAACAACAAAGGGGATAACAACATGGTCAGACATTATAAAACAGATGACAAAATACTTTGTAATACAAAAGCAAAAAAGATTGTATTTACAGAAATAAAAGTAGACGTAACTTGTAAGAAATGTTTGAAGAAACTTTCACCAACTCCAAAGAAAGTTAAAGAGAAAAAACCATTTCAAGATATATTTACACCAGATTGTATTACAGAAGAACTATTGAAATTTATACCAATCAAACAAGGGGATAAAATACTTGAGCCCACAGCAGGCACAGGAAACATGGCAGAAGTATTGTTAAAACAAGTAAGTGCCCAGGGCATCAGTATAAACTTGACATGTAATGAAATTCAAAAGAAACATTCAGATGTATTAAAAAAAAGATTATCAAAATATGGTAAAATAGTTTGACTCTATATGATGAAAATGGTATACTGCTTTTAAATCAATCAAACAACAAAGGGGATAATAACATGGTTAGACACTTTAAAGAAAATGATAAAATACTTTGTAATACCAAAGGAAAAAAGATTGTCTTTACAGAAATAAAAGCAGACGTAACTTGTAAGAAATGTTTTAAGAAATTAAATGAGTCAAAGCATTTCAGATATTTCAAAGAGTTCTTAAAAGGAGATTTGATGGGTCAAACAAAGGGATTTTGGGCAATGAAGCAATGCAAATCCCATGATGAAGCACCAGTTAGAGCATATATTACAGGTTCAAAGGATGCTTACTACTACTGCTGGTATATCAAAAACAGGCCAGAAATGAGAAAAAAGATAAAAGTATCAAAATTTGCATTAGAATTTTGCCAGAATGTAGATGATGACCCAGAAGTAGCCAAGAATATTACAGACTCAAAGGATAGGATGATATATGAAGCTACTAAAAAAAGATGTTAGATAAACACTATATTAAAAAAAAAGGGGGTATCAGAAATGGTATCCCTTTTTTTTGTTTAAAAAAAGAATTCAATCTATATCATAAACACCTTAAAAAGATTGAATATTACTTGATTTTCAAAATGCTATATGTTATAATGCTTTTTATGGTTGTCAATTAAGATATACCATATAAACAAAGGGGATATCAGATGAATGAAACAATATCAGAACTGTATATAAAATATGATATAGACAATATTTTATTAGAAACAGAGTTAAAAAAAATTATTAAACACACACTGGATTTTAATATGCTAAGAGCAAATAATAACTATGAACTTTCACAAATAAACATCATCCATGATAAAAAAAGTGGGGAGAAGCTTATATTTTATCAAAGCAAAGGAATAAAGACAATAACTGCTATCAAAGAAGGATACTTGGCACAAGATGGGGAATTAATTTCAATTAAGAAATTGATGAATATACATCAATTAAGATTAGAATTCTTTACAAATATATGTGAAATGTTAAATCAGTTATATCAAATGAGAATTGATGGATATAACAATAACAATATAAATAATAATAAGAGACTATAAGTCCTTTATTACTTTATTAACACACATGGAGACCCCCTTTATCCCCCATGTGTGTATTATAACTATTATAACTATCCTTATATTATTAAAGGACTAACCACTAAAGTAATTAAAAGTAATAAGGCAGTGTGTGGGGGATTAAGGGGGCACCTCCACACACTGCACTATAATGTATTAAGGGATTAAGGGTATAATACCATAATAACTATTATATCTTATAACTATCATTAACACACCCTCCTTGGGGGAGTGTGTATGACAATAAGTCTATAATACTATAATACCATAATAACTATAAGAGTATTCTTATTAATAATAGAAAGAGCTACATAGAATTTCAATGTTTTGTTATTATCACCATATCTGATATAGTAAATTAATCAAATGTATCTACTTTTTGATAGAAATCAACAAGGCATACTCCACCAGAAAAGTAATGATTTATTTTATTTTTATTTAAAATATATTTTATTGTTTCTATCTGCTATAATAGTTAAATAGAGATTAAGAGTATATACTTATAAGTATTCTTAATGATATCAATGACTTATGACTTATATTGATTTAAATAATTATTATACTATATAATATTAAGAAAACAAAAAGGAGATATATTAACATGATAACTTATTTACAATATTTTGATATCAATGGTGATAAGCAATACTTTGATAAGGATGATTGTTCTCGGGTAATTGATAAAAATACAATAACAAATTATGTTATCAATACCTCAACACCAGAATTTGATAATTTGCTTGAAACTATTTTTAATAATTTTTTTGTTGAATTTGAAAATTATAAGAAGACACAGAAAATTTATCTTAACTCAAGTAATGCTGTGAATGCAAAAAATAAATTGATTTATATTTCAGGTATCACTGCGGTTATTCTATCAGCCTTAAAAACACATGTATTTAAAACAGAATTTGGTGTTTTTATAAAAAGGTCAACTCAAGCTTATAACAAAGAAATATTGGCATCAAAAACAAAGAAAAAGACAAAACCAACACCACTTTATGAAAAGGGTTTTAAATTCAATCAAATGATACCAGTATTTGATATTTTAAATGATTTAAAATACATCAAAATGTATGTTGGATATAACAATAAAATAACTGCAAATAAAAAGTTCACCTGTTTTTCAAATTATTACCCTACAGACAAATTAATTAAACTATTTGAAAAAACACCTTTACCCAAGCTTATTACCCCAGTGGAATATACTAAACCATTGAAATCATTGATAAAAGAACCTGTAATTTTGAGAGATAATGACAAAAATGATATGAAAATATTAAAATCATCTGAAATTGTTAAACCAATGATAAGGTTTTTAGATAAGTTCAACAAATTTATGAAAAAAGCAAAAATATCACATGTTCAAAACATGTTTCAATGGAGACATAAAACAATAAGACTACATAGAGTGTTTAACAATTCAAGCTGGTCTAAAGGTGGTAGATTCTATGGTGCTTATCAATCTGAAAATAACCAAAACAACCAACGGCAAAACATTCTTATCAATGGTGAAAAAACAATTGAAATAGATTATCAAAACATGCATCCCAGAATGTTATATCATTTGAACGGTATCAATCCATTGGGTGATTTGTATTTGATTGACAGACCAGAAGACAGAAATCACTGGAAAATGTTTTTTCAATTTGCTTTGAATTGCAAAAGTGAATTATTAACAGAAAATGCACTACATCAATATTTTTATAAGAAAAACAAACATAAAAAAGAAACTGATAAAATAGTAAATCCTTTTGAAAAGAGATTCGGTGATGACTGGAAAAAGGTTATTATATCACAGATGAAAACAAAATACAATGATATCAAACATGAGTTGTTTTGTAATGGGGGAAGTAAACTACAGAATTTAGATAGTAAAATCATGAAAAACGCACTTGAACTACTCATGAAAGAGGGGATTTTTGCCATACCTTTTCATGATTCTATAGTGGTTCAAAAAAAACATGAAGTCAAGTTAAGGTCTATTATGATGGGTTGTTATTACGATACAATGAAATATTTTCCAGTTTTAAAGTAAGCTGGTATGGGTTATGCAAGTATATAATATTAAAAAGGAGGTGAGCTATTTGAATTTTGACCCAAATATAATAGATGGGATGATGCATTCATATTGTAGTCTTGTTAACAAAACCCATAGTGGATATATGTCAAGATGTCCTTTTTGTGGTGGTTCAACAAAGCATAGTCATAGGTTATCTTTTGCGCTTAACTATCTGCCCAATGAAAATATATGGTTATATGGTTGTTGGAGGGCAGGGTGCCTTGTGAAAGGTAATATCTATGGGTTGTATATGCATCTTTCTTCATGTAATTTCAAAACTGCTAAAAATGCACTTGAAACCCAGAATACAATCATTTTAAAAAGAAAACAGCCTGTTGTTAAAAAAGGTAATATCAATGATACCTTTTTAAAAGAAGATTGCTTGTGCATTGATTCTGTTGACCTGGGTATCATACAAAAAAAGTATTACAGAAAGTTAATCCATTTTCTGATTGACAGAAAATTGATAGGTAATGAAATTTATATTGCTTATAAGGGAAAATATAAAAATAGAATCATTTTGCCAGTGTTTGAAAAGGGTAAGCTTGTATACTTCCAAGCCAGAGCACTTTCAAATGATGTTGAACCAAAATATAAGAACCCTTTTGTTGATAAGAAGGGTATACTTCCTTATGCTGAATCATTTCAGAGTGGTGGGTTGATTGTTATTACCGAAGGATTGATTGATGCCATGTCTTTTGAAGGTGCTGCTACAAGCTGTTTAGGGGCTTCTATCAGTAAAGAGTTTATTAAAAAATTATTAAAATTTAAACCATCTAAGATAGTGATAGTGTTAGATAATGATGCTCCCGGTAAAAATAGTTTAATAAAAACAATAAATAGGCTGGTTTTTATTGATGATATAGTGTATTATTACACAATGCCTGATGAACACAAGCACATTAAAGATTTGAATGAATTGAAAATAAAAGCAAATAAAAAAATAACTGAAAATTTTATATTAAATAATATTAAAACAGGTTTTGAAATAAAAAAGGAGATATTATATGGATAAAGAAAAGTTTTTCATAAAAACTATTCTTGAGAAAACAGAAAAATGCACCAGTTTTTTAAAATATATTGATGGTGATTCTTTTTCAAAGGATGATGTGGTTTCTGGGTTGTATACAAAATTGCAATCATATCATAAAAAGAGTAAATCAATCCCCTCTATAGATGACTTAAAATTGTTGGGTGAATTAACAGTTGATGAAACTACATTTTTTGAGGATAAGATTTTTAAAACAAAAATGGGTGATGCTGGTCATGATAGAGTTATTGACATCATGAAAGGCTTTGAAAAGGCTGATAATGATGAAAAATTAACTATAAAAGTAAAAAATAATATTGAAAATAATAATCATCATTTACTTTCTGATGATTTGAGTGCCTACACCATAAGACAAAATGAAAATTCTGTTGATTTTAGTTTTAAGGATGTTTTTTGGGATGAAGAAGCTATTATAAAGGCATATGATTCAATATCTAATAAATGTATACCATCATATTTTCCCATCATAGATGATGCAATAGTTGGTTTTGAAAATAAAACCATCACTGTTATTTTTGCTGGGACTGGTGTTGGAAAGAGCCAGTTGATGTTTAATTTTGCCACCAGACAAGTATTAAATGGCAAGAATATATTATTTTTCAGTTTAGAAGTAATTGAGGATGATTGTATCAAACGGTTTAATTCAATCAGGTCAAATATACCACTTGACACCTCAATCCCTGGGACACAACAGGCTGTTATTGATTATGTGAATGAAAACAAACCCAAATTAGAACCTTTCAGTGGTAAGTTTTTACTTAAAACTTTTTTTGAAAAGAAAATGAATAGTAATTTTATAACAAGCCAAATAAAAGAAGTTATTGAAACCCTTTCTAAAGAAAATAAAATCTTGGATTGTGTATATGTTGATTACTTCGGTAAGCTTGAACCAAATGCTGGTAATGGTGATGGGCAATTATATCAGAATGGCAAAGCTGCAATCGAAGAACTAAGGGGTGTTGCCATTGAATTTGATTTGCCGATAATAACAGCTTGCCAGTTAAATAGAGGTAGTATTAATAAACCATTGACAGAAATAAATCTTTCAAATGCTGCGGAATCAGTGGGTATAGCACAAACAAGTGATTGTTCTTTCATTTTAGGAAGAGAACCAGAAATACAGAATTTTCAACATGAAATACATTTGAAATTTGAAAAATTAAGAAATAGAACATTTCAATATGATATGGACACCATAAGCACAATCTATTTTGATATAGCATCAATGAAATATTATGATTATTCCGAATATGAGCGATGGATGGATGATTGTAATATATCTGGTGGTAGACCAGTATTTGAACAGGAAGAAACTGAAGCAAAACCAAAAAGAAAATCAAAAAGAAAACCAGAAAAACAAGAAAAACAAGACGAAAGTTTATCAGAAAAAATAAAACGACAACAAAAGGAGCATAAATAAATGAACACAAAACAACAGTTTGATGAAAGAAAACCAGCAGAAGAAATTTTAGATAGAAGAATCAGGGCAGCCTTTTTACGTAGCGATAACAAGAATGAAACATTGGATTATTTAACCGAAAAACTAATAAATATATATTTAGAAACCAGTAAAATAAAAACAGTTATATTATCTGAATTGAGTGAGGATGAACTAATTGAATTAGTAAAATTACCAAGAAATCCATTGATTAATTACATATAAAGGAGATAACAAATGACATATAATAATACAAAACAATATGTATTTAACAAACTAATTGATGTGATATTAAAAGAATTTAAGCAAGAACATTTTCATAGTGAGATTGTTGACAAAAAAATGGCCGAATTAAAAGCACTTAAACTGAATAGATTGAGTAAAAAAACACTAAATAAGTAATGAAAGGATGTTAAAAGCATTTATGTAAGGGGGTTATCATTAATTTGATACCCCCCTTTTTTATTGGGTGGAGCCATTTTGTTGATACCAACAAATTGGTTTATTTTCAAAATATTTATTTTAAAATAAAATATTTTACTATATAAAGATGAAAGTAATTTCTTAATAATATTTAACATAGGAAAAACCAATGGACTTCAAAGGTAATGACCATATAAAAATACAAACCAATACAATCAAAAATTTGTATGGGTTCCATTTTGCACCAGCAGAAAGTATTGAACAAAGGGGAGCCATACCCTACGGAAGACAGGTTCAATCTGCCACTGTGATTTGCACTAAATTGGGTGAAACTATAACAGACTTGATTGATTCTTATATGACAGTGGCTGATGATACTGTAATGATAAAACTATCTTATCCCACTGAAGGTAATGGATATTACAATTTAACTTTCACGTTGACTTTAGATGACGGTTCAGTTTATGAGTATGATTTTACTAATAGAATAAGGGTTCAAGACTAATGCCATTTCTCAAAAAACCACATTTAAATGATTCAGAAGAGACCAGAAGAGAATACCTTTATTCTTTACGTATTGCTGGTCTTAGTTATAGTGATATCAGAAATAGGCTTTTTGAAGAGAAAAACACCAGATATAGTTTTGAAAGAATCAAACGATTGATTGCCGAACACATCGAAATTCATAATATTGTAGAACCATTTGAAAATATTATATATTTAGAGTTATCAAGAATTGATGAAGCAATAAAGGCCATCAATTCCGAAGTAAAACAGGGTAATGTATATGCCATTGATAGGCTATTGAAACTGCTTGACAGAAGAGCC